GTATGGGCAATAAAAGGATGCCGCATCCATTTCACCTGGGCCTTTGTAACCAACTAGAGCAGAAACACTATCTGCTGCATAGTTGTCAACATAAACTCGCATTGTTGAGTTTAATGTTCCCACAAACTTTGTGTTTGTTGGTGCTTCAAAAGTACCTTCTGTGCTTCGTGCGAAGGCTGAAGTTGTTGCACTTTGTAGTACTGTCAACATAGTTGGACTAACTACTACCCAATTGCCGGCGCCTCTGCGTGTGCGAGCGGCGATTAAGTTAGCGGCCCTGTTGATTTGAACTGCGAAAGCCGCATGTTCGTCACCAACAAATGTTGCTGTACCAGATACTCCACTTTGGTCGTATGTTGCGACCGCGGTACCTGCCAATGTGCGAAGGCTGGAAAGAATTTCTTGATCAATCTCAGTTGTAATTTCTTGAGCAAGAGCGGCCATAACTTCTGCTTCAACGTCTAAGCCATGTTGGCTTTGGGCGTCTTGAGCGGCCTCGAAAGTCCAGCGAGCACTTAACTTACGTGTCTTCGCTTCAACTGTCTGCTTCAAGATTTGGATTGACATTTTCTTACCTGCCGCACCTTCGAGTGCGGATGTTGCTGCACCTAATCCCGCGGTTCCGTCACCTGCATAGGCTTTGGAAATTTGGAATGGGCTAAGTGCTTCATCACCTGCTACTGTATCGTCAGCGGCGGCTGTTGCTCCAGCCATCGTTTCCGAATAACGTACACGAAGTGTATGAATTTGTCCTACCGGACCGGTCATTGGTTGAACACCAATAATTTCATTAGCAATAACTGTGGGCATAACTCTGCGGATTACAGGAAGGATTACCTTATTCAAAGTCGCTACGTTACCTGCGTTAGTTGCACCAGACGTTGACGATTCCATCAACTGACTTTTGGTGTTTTCTAATACAGTTTCCATAACTGTCTTTTGATTACCTTGTAAACCCTCGCAGAGTGCCCCCTTTACGGATTGCCATTTATTTTCAAAGATCGCATCTGCCATTTTAATATTCTCCTATATTTAAATCCCTGCTAGTTTCCGCAGGTTGTATATTTCAGTCTCAGATGAGCTGTTAGACTCTTCTTTAACCGTTCGATCTCCGGAAACTTCCTTAATTATATCTAAGGACTTTTCCGTCTTGGTTTCTTTGATAACTTGTTGCTTCTTTCGTGCTTTGGATGAAGTGTTACCTTCATTTAATACACTAGGTAAGAACTTGTTATACTGTTTCTTTAAACTGTCAGTTTGAACGCTTTCCAAAAGCTCTACCATGACTGAACGTTGAGACTTACTCAACGGATTCATTAAGTCATTGATTACTGTTTGACGTTCCTTCTGATCTTCAGCAATTCTGATTTGTGTCTCAGCCTCTGCCAATTCATTTTTATTTTCAGCAATTTCTTGAGCATGTACCTCAATTTTTGCCTTTAAATCATTAATTACTGTATGTAATTTTCCAACTACGGTACCCTCTTGTAGGTAACTAGTGGAAAATTCTGCCGCGAAAGTTTCAAAAATCTTACGACCAAAATTGTTTTCTTTAGCCGACTTAATATCTTCTTTAAGTTGACCCATTTCCGTCTTCATTGTTTCGGAAACGATTTTATCAATTTTTTCTGCCGCAGACTTGACAAAAGTACGTTTAGTATCTTCCATCATTTTTCTACCTTCACGGACCAACTTAACTTTTTGTTCCGCTAATGCTTTTTTATCAGCATGGAATTCGTTAAGCTCTTTGGTCAATTGACGAAGTACAAATTCTTCGAGTTTTTTGAAGTTGTTTGACTGTTTAACTCGGTCTTCACGAAGCTCTTTAACTTCTTTACCCATTACATTAGTGATGAACTCATCAAGCATACCTGTATGCCCTGTGAGGTTCTTCTTATAAGCAACGGTTTGCTCGTGAAGTGATTTTTTATCATGAATAAATTCTTCAACTTCTGCTTTAATAGCATCACCTAATAAATTATCCATTGCTTCTACGATTTGCTTTTTGTCATTATCATAACGTCTAGCAAATTCTTCGCGAAGCTCAGCCTTAGCATTTTCTTTAGTTTCGTCTAATTTCTTAGACCATGCTTCAGAAAGTGCCGTTTTAACTTCCTCGGAGATAATGTCTGCACCCATCACGTTGTTAAATAGGTCTTGCATGGCTTTTTCTCCCATCATATATTCCCTATAATGCTCAGTAACACTTTTTCAAGATGCTTTTGAGCTTTATTGTCATGCCTTACGGCCTCAGCAAGTTCTAAACTGATCCTGCCTTGTTTTCCGTTTCGCATTAATGCTTCATATACTGGTGTAGGATAGGCGTTTGGTGCTGATGGCTGGGCCACCACATCAACAGTGATTATTTCAAAGTCACTGACATATCCATTGTGCCCGACATTGCCGGAGCCTCTTGAACTGACGCCTAATTTTACACCGGATTCAAGCAAAGTTTTTACAACATTACCCATTGGAGTAGGTAATAACTTTAACTTTCCTATACCGTTTTTACCACTGATATCCATTTCTGTTATCATATGACTTACACGGTCAATATTAATATTTAGATCATCTGGATGATCTGCTTCACCAAGAACACTTTGGCCACTTTCTAATCGTTCCTGTATAGTTTTGACCGCTTTATTGATCTCAGTAACAGGATAAATTCTCTGATTTTGATTGCGAACTTCACCTTCAATAAAGGTCCCTTTTAAATAGAGATCTTTACCATCAGATTCAGTTATGCAATGTGCCTTTTCAAAAGTTAAATGTTCTCTAAGTTGCATAAATTATTCGCCCTTTTTTGGTGCCGCTACTTTTGATTGCTTACCAGCACTACCGCCTGGAACATTTCTGTTACCGGCATTATCTTCTTTAGCACTAGGTGCGGATGGAGAACTTGTTCCATCTGGGTTGCTTGTTCCACCACTGGAACTTGCGCCTGATGCTTTAGGATCTGAACCACCCCTTTTAGCAACTGGGCTACCACCGCCGGAATCTTCGCCTACTGGATCGTTTGGTTTATCGTTGGCTTTCTTCATGTCGTGTGACTCGCCTAAATCGTCATAAACCTCTCCGATACCTTCTTCCATTTCTGGCTCTTCCATTCCTGGCTCTTCCATGTCCTCAATTTCTGGCTCCATTTCATCTTCCATGTCGCCTTCTTCACCGGACTGTAATTTTTCAAATTCTGCTTGCAGGTCTGCAAGTTGTGCTTTAAGATCCATAACTTCATCTTCTAAGTCTTCGGAAGGCTCTTCATCACCTTCGTCATCCCCAATGCCTAGATCATCTTCCATATCTTCTTCAGCATCAACCATTTCTGGATCTAATTCGGCTTCCATGTCTCCGCCTTCTGGCTCGTCCATGTCATCACCTTCTTCACTAAGTGATGCTTCTTCTTGTTCAATTTCGTCCTCTAATGATTCTGGATCATCTTCTGCAATTTGCTCGTCAACAGGTTGTTCGTCGTCGAGAATGTTTTCATAAATGTTTTTGGCTTTTTCTACAAAAACCTCATGTAGTAAATCGCTGGCTTTAGATTGCTCATCATTAACGACATACTCAAGTACTTTTTCTAACTTTTCTGCTGTTGTCATTGTTCACTCCAATAGATAGTAATGTTGCTTTGAAATATTTAATTTTTTATTTAATTTTTGTACAAAAACGGCTGAAAAAGTGCGTTTTTTGGTAAAATTATAATGGAGGCATACCCATTCCGCCTGCATCAGGTTTTGCTTTACCATAAATTTTATTAAAATCTCCTTGCCTCTTAGACATTTGAAGTTTCTTAATTTCACGCATTCTTTTTAGTTTATTGATGTGTTTTAAAGACAATTTATGCTTCCTAAAATCATCTAACTCTATAATACTTTTGTCATCAGTTACGTCATAAAATTCGCTTAGTTTTTCCATTATAATGCTCCTGGCTCGCCACCCTCGGCTCCTGTTATTGGACTTGCTCCGGCCATATCACCGCCTTCCATGCCTAAATCTCCACCTTCCATGCCTAAATCGCCTTCTAAGTCCATACCACCTACATCCAAATCACTTACTGGCGAAATACCAACATTTCCTAATCCAGCAGCATCTGCATCGGCTTCAACACCAGATGCATCTAAATCGTTTTCTTCAAACCATGCACGTTCATTTTCAATAATTTCGTCTTCGCTCCAACCTAAATATTTTTTAAGAGCAAAACGTCTACTCATAAATGGCATTTCACTTACTTGTGTAAATGTACTAATACGTGCAGTATTAAGATCAATTGACCTATAATCACTAAATCCTTGTGGTTCAAAAAATCTTAATTCAAATGTTGACGAATCTATTTGTGTTCCACGCCATTTCAAATACATTTTAAACTCTTGATCAAACAAGGGTGCTAATATACTTTGTATTCGTGTACAATACTTGTGAAAACGAAACTCTTGTATTAATGCTGTACCAACTTTACCATCTTGATATGCGGCTGATCCGTCATCTGGACCAGTTGGTAAGTAACTACTTGGAACTCTTAATGCTCTAAGTATTTTGTTTGTAAAGAATTTTAAGTCATCAATTTGTCCTAAATTTTCTCCACCCGGCAATGTTTCTACTTTTGATCCTCTACCTTCAGCAGTTTGTGCAAAGAAATAGTCTTCCATAATGCTTAATGGATTATAACTTGCATCCATTACAGTTGCACCACCACCAGTTTTACTTGGTATTCTACGTTGATGTATTTCATTTTTAACACGCTCAACAAAACTCATTGCTTTATGTGTTGGCATATTTCCAGTATCAATATAAAATACTCTACGTTCTGGTGCTCGTTGTACTCTATAAATTATAATAGCATCTTCTAATAATTCTTTTTGTTTGTAAGTTTTAAAAACCGGGTCTAGTATGCTTTGCCCAAATGGCCAGGCATCATCTAATCCTTCTGTTAAACTAAAGTGAATCATATGTTCAGATCCTACACCAAACTCTTTAAGTTCATTTGCACCTGACATATATGATTGACCACTTCCACCACGACCAGTATTCTGATCAACTATACCGCCTTTTTGCATAGTGCTTAATGCGCCATAATTATCATTGTGACTAATTATTTGGCTGGCAGTTTTTGCTTGTAAGTTAAAGTCTAAATTTTGAATAACATATTGTTCTATGTCTTTACCGGTGCTTTCATTAATAATTGCTTTTGTAACATTTGATGGATTAACCCAATACAGTTCATAAGTTTCAGGATCACGCACAAAAAACTGATCGCCATACTTTACAGTATTTCTAAAAATACGGAAAATTCGTTTGTCCCATTCATTTATAGTACTCCATTGCTTTAACATCTTTTCAAGAATGGTTACTTCTGCTTCTGTGCTTTGTGATTTATACTGTATTTCAAATGGAACACCAAATGTTGACGAGTCAAATTGAGTTGAAAATTCAGAAATTGTATCCAATGCAGCATTTATTTCTGAATCCATATCCATTATTTCGTATTGGCCGTAACGTTCTAACCTGTTTGGTTGCCCTACATATACTTCAGGTAGCCAACTTGCAAATTTGCTTGATTCAGTAGGTGATCCAGACATTGATGGATCTTGTTGTTTTGTAGTTGTACTCGGTACGTTAAAATATTTTTTCCAACTCATATGTTACCCTGTTTAATTTAATCAAAAAGTGTTGTTAAATTTTTACCAAGTCTGTCAAGACCTTTGCCGATTATCTCTGCGGCTCCTTCATCTATCTGGCCAGTACGTGGTGCTGGTTTGTTTGAACCATTTTTTAAGACCTCGACTAAAGCGTCTATAGCGATTGCAAGTTTATCATTCTCAGTATTTAGTCCTGGACCACTACCCATAGTCGACAGTAGATCAATAATTTTTTGGCTCTGGTCTGAGGATTGTATGTTTTTAAATAACTCTCTAGATGCATCACCTAATTCTATGGTTTTATTATCAATAACGCCTTGTATTAATTGATCATATTTTTCATCAGCCATTGAACCGAGACCGGTAATATCTTTCATTTGCTGTTCAAAATTTGTTTGTTGACCTGCAGTCATTGATTGAAGACGATTAGCCAGCGAGTTAACTGTTGAACCTGATATATTTACACTTTCTTCATTTGACGTTCTTAATCTTTCCAATGCAGTTACCAGTTCTTGAACACCTACACCAAGGTCATTTGCGGCTTCTGCTATTTGAGGTTGAGTAATCTCGCCCATCTCACTGACATTATCGAGCATTTCTTGTGCTTTTGCTGTCACGGCTGTTGATGTGTCTAATGATTTACTTTGTTGGGCCGATATGAGTTGGGCCAATGTACCGCTTATACCTGCCGCTTCTGCTATTGCATTTTTTTGCTTCTCTGTAAGGCCTACCATCTCTAATGCACTACTCAACTGCTCATGGGCAGCGGCAACTTGGTCCTCAGAGTATGCCATTTGAGTGCCGAGTAATTCTCTCATTTCTTTGGTTGTATCAGCATTATAGGAACGCACACCCATCATAACATCTCTAGCGTTGGAAACTCCGCCAATTATGGCAGTACCATGCTCCTTAATACCGTCACGTATTGTTTTTCCATCATCAGCAAACTTCTGGTTGAATATTTCAGTTGCCATCGTTTTCACTACATCTGAAATATTTTTTGCTTGAGTTAAGCCATCTTTTAGTACTTGGGCCATATTAGCGGCTTGACCGGCGGATCCGTCTTTTAATTTTGCTGTTTCAATTTCAACATTTTTTGCGGCGTCTGCTGCGAAAGCATTTGCGTTAACTGTAGCAAGGGTTAAATCTCTATATTCCTGAGCCATTGCATCACTTAATAACACCGACTGTGCCATATGTTTGTTTACACTACCTTCAAGTTTCTTTTGTGCAGCACCAATATCTTCAACCTCTACCGTTTCACCTTTACGTACTTTTCCAACAATAGTTTCCATCCCATCCATATATTCTTGATTCTTACTGACCATAGCGAATAATTGTGGATGCATTTTAGCCAACATAAGTGAAAATGGTTGGCCTGTCTCTGCGGCCTTAGTCATTGCTTGCTGTAATTTGACACCAGTTGGACCCAATGCTCCTAATACACCGTCTATATTGACCAGGCTTTGTCTTGTTTTTGCAGTTTGTTCAGCCGTGTGACCTTGTTGATCAGAAAGCAATTTTGCGGTAATTTTAACATCTGCATCAGACTTTAATTTCTCTGCCATTGCGGCAAGGGTTTTACGTCTATCTGCTCCTGTCAATGCGGCCATTTTATTTGATTCCATAGCCATATTTTGCATTGCACCTGATACAAGTGCTGCCGCTTGTTGTGATGTTGTACCTTGTTCTAGACCAATTTGACGAAGCATGTCCATCGATTCGCCTTGCAGGGTTTGTTTCTCTGCAAGGGACAATCCGGCTTGGCCTAATTTTTCAAAATCATCATTGACTATATTGGTTACATCTGCTAAAAGTCTTGCTTGACCAGAAGCACCACGCAATTCTCCGCCCATAGAAGAAAGAAAGGTAGCGGATTCTGCTTGTATCCTTTGAAAATCCGCCATACCTAAATTTGCGGTGGATAATTGGTTTGTTAATTCAGTAAAACTGTTTATAGATAAACCGGCTGAACCAGCAAGGCCTTGAGAAAAATCAAGTAGCTCTTGATTATGTTTGGCTAATACTGCTCCACCTTGAGCAATAATGTTTACAAAGGATCCGAGTTCTTTACCGAATGGTAACATTTCGGGGGTTACCGCA